AGCCAGTAGCAAGACGGATTGCTCCGTCTACAGCCTCAATTCCAGCAGCGAGACTATCCCAATCAGCCGCTTTCTTTAATAAGTTCTCTCCAGCCATATTTACCTGTTGTTCGGCGGAAGAAGTTTAGTCACTTCCACCACTAGCTCTTCATACTTTTCGATACCTGCAAGAATCTGCTTTACCACAACTAGCATCTCCGGCGTAGCATCCTCCGCAAAATTAGAAACCACGTCAGATTCCCCCACTAAAGCGGATAATTTATCACTGTAATCAGCCTTCAAATCTGAGATAACGCCTATGTGCTGATTAACGAATTCATGGAAATCATCGGGAAAGCTTACATGACGGCGTGCCTTGATTTCCTTTTCACCTGTCGCAGCTATCAAATCCTTAAAAACTTTTAATCCGCCTGCCATACCATTACCTCCAGACTACCAAGCCCATACATTGACTTGGGTATTGTTTGTCGTGATGTCTGAGTCTTCTGTGTGAGCCCTCACGAAAGGAAGCAATGTCGTGCTGCTTGCATCAACGTAAGTGTCATTGTCTTCCGAATCAAATGTTATAGCCGAGCTTGTGGCATTGACAAACACACCACCGTCTACTTCCTGGGCCTGGGCGTGCTGTATCCATATGTCCACTTCCCCGTTGCCTGAGTTCGTAAAGGCCACGATCATTCTTGTAGTGATGCCATTCTTCTTTTCCAGCACACCACTATTTGAGACTGCCGTTAATGCGTCAAAGGATAGTTTCCTCCCGTCATCATCGGCGGCAACCCTTGCCCGGCCCTGCCCGTCTGCGGCCCTCACGGAGTCAACCCCCATGCCCCCCATCATACCGAGCATGATTGTTAATACTATGCAGATTAACTTCCTCATTCCGTAACCTCCTTAGTCACGTTGTCTATCTCAATGTACGCATCAATCTTTCTTATATCGTTCACGGGTAGGCACTGCACCCACCTCGTCTCGCCATCATGCATGACGGCCTCGAATGGCTCCGACCACTGGTACTCGAACTCAGGGCTTGGGAGTAGGCTTCCATTTCCCACGCTTGAGCACGCGCCAAGACTTAGTGCCAACAGTGCCATCAATAACACGTTTAAGAACTTTCTTCGCAACTTCGCCTACCTTCCTGTTGTTTTTGTCCTTCTGCTGACTAGCTCCCTCCGCCTTACCGCGCCTATAAAGCCAGAGCGCGATTCCTATAAGAAGCAGGATTATGACGGCATAGGAGCCTATAGTCAGTGCGTTCATAGGTTTAAGCAACTCCTTACCATTATCAGCGAAAAAGCTGCGCTATCGTGCACTAAGTCCAACTTGTACTCAATGTCACGATCGAAGGTTTTTATATATTTCACTTCCTTTACATGACGTTCCAAGGCTCCCTCAATGCACTTGCGCTCTACCCCCGCACATCCGGCAAGGATGGCGAGGGCCATAACTATCATCATTACCTTGAGCGCGTTCATGTTAGCCTATCTTCTTTACTGCTGTGATACGACCCCATACGGTAAGGGCCGCGCCCACTGCACCGATAATCGCATTGACGATCATTGCCTGGTCGCCTATGTCATAGCCAAACTTCATTGAAAGTATGGCTACTATGGAGGTTATCGCCCCCCATATGGTCTTGCTCTGAAGCATACCCTTTGTTTCTGCGTTCATACATCCTCCTTTAGTAACAGTTTACGACCCTCAACAGGATCGTATCATTATCTTTACATATATGCATGAAACGTGTAAAGGCTCTTTTGCTGCCAAGCACGCCATTATATCCAGCGAGTTTATCTATTGCCTCTATAGTTTTGCGTAGATATGACGAACCTGGGGCTATGCACCCTAAAAGCTCAGTATCTCCCTTGTCATTAATCGGGCGCATAGGGGCGTTGGCTATGTGAATCTGGATGCTTGAGCGGTCTGGCACGCCCACAAGCTGGAATACCTCTATGCCCCGGCTAGGTGACATAATCTTGATGGCCTCGTAGAGTCCCGCTGGTATGCATGATATGAATGGCGTGTTATCTCTCCAGGGAAGCTCTGCGGTGAGGCACACGGGCACATGGTCCTTGCCTGTCATAACGCCAAGCATGGCATCGTGTAGGGGGGCTATCCGTCTTATATCGAACTCTGGTATCATCTTTTCACCTCCAGTAAGCCATCTATCCGTTCGTGTACGCGCCGAAAACTTGCAGTATTATCCTTACGCATCTCGCCCATGTCAACTTTCTGCTCTTGCCTTCCATCCGCAATTGCCTTGATAATCTCCTTATGAGATTCCTTGGCTTTTTCATCATGTTCTTTCTGATGGAGCACCGGGCCTTTCTCGTCGCTCTTTGATATTTTTCTCTTCCACAACCAGAAGAGAAAATAAACAAATGCTACAAGTCCCACGTTGAAAATGGTATGAATGGCCCCGGATATTAATTCAGGTAAATATGGTTGTACGGTTACCATGGCTTCCATCTATCACCTCTGCTTTTTCTTTATTTCACTGCCTCTGCCGAACCAGTAGTAGTAGAGCTTCCCGATTACTGGTATATTCTGGAGGGTTCTAAGTTTGTCCATCTCTTTGTTCTCAGCAAAACTTTTATATAGGTCAATGGTGTCCCTGGTCACATCGTCTACTAATGCAAAGGGCGGTAAAATGGATTGGCCTATGGCACTTCCGAGCCCTTCCCGGCGCACCTGGTTGACGGTGTATCGGCTGAAGCCTATGAGCTTGGCTGCATTATCCACCAGCAAGTCATCCAGCCTCACCTCTCTGCCAAGCAATAAATCTTTCAATACATCGGCTGTCCCGTTCATCGCCATAACAAGAATTGATAGCCATATCATATTTTTCGTTGCCTGGGTAGGGTCGGTCTTGAACTGATTGTAGACCTCATTCCTGTAGATGTCGAAAAGCTTTATCTGCCAGGTCTTGAGCATGTAGAATATGCGCCCGTTGCCGCCCCTGAGATATTGTTCGGGAACCTCTGAGAGTACGATGGGCTGGAAGTTAAGGAGTTCATTGAACGCGAGATATTTTACGTCTTCGGAGATAAGGCCCGTTCTCAAATCATCCAGCACGTCCTCCGTGCTATTGCCGAATATTTCCTTAATGTCCCTCTCAAGCTCCTTATTGCCTTGCCGGGCCTGACGCTGGTACTTCGATATGACGGAGTTTATCAGGGCTTCCTTGCCTACCCTGTCTATCTGAGTAAGGCCTACGAGCCTGAAAACGGTATCAACCGCTCCAGCCATGACAGATTTTTCCTGGACTTCGGCGGCAATCCTCTCAATTCCGATGTCTTCTTTTGTGATCACTGACTTGCCGACAATTGCTCTAATTGTAGCTGGAAGGAAATCCCTCAAGCCCCCGGCATATATCGCAAGTGAAAGGTCGCCTATCTGCGTGACAGCGTTAAACACAGAGCCCATGACTGTCAGATATGATAAGTTCTTGTAAATGCCAATCCATCCAGTTGTTCCTCTTTGAGAAAATCGGGCGGTCAAAATATTCCTGACTTCCTTTTCCTGGGCGGGCGTTATCTCGCCTTTATTTATCAGGTCAAGAATGTAGAATCCAAGGGAGTCCTCCATGTTGTTAAACTCATCTGCCTTTGAATCCGTGGGTCTGCTCTTTCCGAAAAGCTTCCGGCCTTCTATGGCTTCATTTACCGAAGCGATATAGTCAAGAAGGGCCGAATTGGAATCACTATAAAAAGTATTCATTTCAGGCGTTACAAAATCAATGATGCGGTCTTTCATGTTCCCAGTGGCAGACAGTGTAATGTTGCCGCCGCTGTAGCCGCGTATCATGTTGTTTATGAGATTGACTTTCTCCTGTTCTACAAGAGCCCTTCCAAGCGAGAGTTCTTTTCTTTTAATGGCCTCATCAAGAATGCTCCAATCCTCACGGTCAGACATGAACTCAAGGAAGCCACTTGAGTCCTCAACCTTCCGGGGGAAATAGTTCTCAAGGTAGCCGACATCAAAACCCACCTCGTTGGCCCTGGCATATATATCGTCCAGAACCACCTTGACGGCTGCGTACTCATCAACAAAGTCATTGGTTTCGGCAAGCTCGCTTATCTTTGTAATGTCGCCATTCTTCAGGGCCATGTCCAGGTCGGCGAAATCATCCCTGGAGAGCTTTTGAACCTTCTTGATGAACGGCACAACTGCCCGGTTGTCTTTCTGTATCTGTGTTGCTATCGCAAACTCAAACTTCCTCAATGTCTGCCTCAGGCTTTCTTTGACATTTGCGAGCCTTGTTGAAATGACACCCAATAGTTTCTCGGTTATTCCTTCAGGGGCAGATATTAAATCCTTCGCCTTTTTCTTAAACGCCTGTAATTTGCTCGGCTGGATATTCCGGTTTACTTCATATAACGCTTCGGGTATATCAGTGCGTTTGCTCCCGCGCTCCTCGATCTTGGGCCGGAATCCCCTCGAACGTTTGAACCTGACACGGGCCTTGAGCTTTTCGGTCACGCTGTCAAGCTCCTTGGCGGTCATCTGGCGCAAGGGCTTGGATATTCCCAGTTCCTTCTTGATGTCATTTATGACGGTCTGGTTTATCTCATTAATTTTTCTTATGAAGGCTATTTTGCTCCGCGTGCTCCCAAGGTTCTTCTTTAGCTCCTGGGCCTCGGCAAAAGCGTTCGCCGCGCTCTGAAGACGGATAGCGACATCCCCGAATTGCTTGGGAGTGGTGGAGTTGGCTATGGGCTTCAGGAACTTGCCCCTCAGTGCCACGGGCAGGGTCTCGCTCGCAAGCTCTGTCAGAGTGCGCCTTGTGGCCTTCTCTATGCGACCTTTAACCCTTCTCTGGGCTTCCTTGCTACGAATACGGTTAATACGCCGCCTTGCCGATTCTACGGCGGCCTGCCGCCCCTCTCGCCGTGCTATTCGGGCCAATTTGACCTGTTCTTGCAATTGGGTGCGTAATTCGGTTATTTCCTGCTCCGGCGTCGGCTCCCCGAACTCAATCGCCCCCCGCTCTTCACTGAGCTTGTCAAACACGGTTTGAATGAAACCCTTGAACTTCTCCCAGAGGTCGCCCAGCTTGACCTTCATGCGCTCTGTGAAGGTGTCTATATCCGTGGCCCCCTCATCGAATACGAGGGTTCCAAGGGCCTCAAGCTGTGGCAGCGGGTCTTGCTCGGCCTCAAGCGTGGTCAAGCTGGCTATGGCATCGGCCTCTATCTTTTGGGCGCGTTCTTCTATTTGGGCCGTGGTTTCTTCTTGTCGCGCCGTCTGTAGCTCGGTAAGGGCTGTCTGGAGTTCTGTTGGGGCCCCTTCTTCGGCAATCTCCTCAGTTGTCACCCCAAGCTCGCCAAGGAGTTGATTCACCACTTCCTCTTCAGTCGCTTCCGTGGCTATGATTTCCTCGAATTGCTCTTGCGGCACGGGCTTGCCCTCTTCGACTGCTATGGCTTCGGCCTCTTCGGTTACTCCCGTAATGGAAGCCTGGAAGGATTCGATGAACTCGTTATCGCGCTCTGTGAGTTGGTTATCGGTCTTGTCCTGAGACAGATTCGAGATGATTCCCACGCCGCCGCCTGTGATGGCGCCTACCCCAAAAGCCCTGACAAGATCGCCAAGCCTGGGGGTATCGCCCGTTGCCATGCCTGAAATAACTTCCTGTCCGGCCTCCTGAGTGCCTTCCAGCGTTCCGCCCCGGACGGCACGGGAGAGCACACTGCCCCCCTCGGTGAAGAAAGCGAGCTTGTTCGTGATGGTTATTAGAGGCACATTCAGCCAGAACGTTGTGGTAGCGGCATCCCCGGCCTTGGTCTTGCTCCCCGTTTCCCTCAGAACGTCACGGTATACCATGCCTGCCTCTGTGGAGGCCTCCATTGATGTCATTATCCCGGTCCCGGCCCAGGCCGCGAATCTGGCAGTCGCGCCGAAGAGGAGCCTTGTGCCATTGGCAACCCCGTAACCTGGGATGAAGAATACCGCCATAGAGCCTACGCCGCTGGCTACATCGTCCGAAAAGTCTCTCTCTTCCGCGCTGGGGATCATCTCGTTGCGCCACAAGGCCGCTTGGTTGGCAAGGTCGGCTCCGAGTTCACTGTCAGTTATCCATTGAACTGAGCCAGCCATGCCCTCTACGGTTGCCACGGCCCCGGCCCCGGCACCACTTATGAAACGCTCAACACGCCGCAAACCTTCGCCCTCCGGCACTACCTGGCGCTTGAACTCCTCGACCGTTATCCCGCGCTCACGGGCTTCAAGTGCTATGTTGGCCTCGGCTATGTCGGCTTCCTTCATGCCGAAAATGTGCCTGAAATATCCGTCAACCTCTTCCCATAACGTGCGTTCGGGGGCGCGGCTTATCGTTGGCTGTCGCCTGCGCTGGATGTCTACCATGCGGGCCTTGACTGCGGCTTTAAGCTGCTGTGCCGATTCATCGGATTGGAGGAGTCCGGTTATATGCTCTTTTTGTGATGCAACTATATCAGGCTCAACCCCGAATGAGAAAAAGTCGAGGTGGTCATCTGATACCCTGTTTCTGTCCTGTGTCGGCAAGAGGTCGCCTGGGGATTGTGCCTGATCCGGAAGCTTTGTAAGGTCAATGGATGTCTTGGCGGCTTCTTCCGTCTGGTTGGGCAAGCGTGATGTATCAAGCGTGAATTTATTCGCCATCTTCTTGCTCTCTGAGTTGTATCGTCACGGCGGTAATATTGCCCTCTGTAATAGGCATATTTGCTTTCTGAAGTCTTTTTATGGCTTCGTTGCGTTCTTTACCAGTTGAAGTTGTCGCACCAGCGGAAAGCTCGCCGCCGAAGAAATCAAATACTGCGTCAATGGTTCCGCGCTCCTTCGGGCTTATAATGCCTTCAACGAGGTCAGTATATTCCCCTGGCTCTGCGTCTGGGTTTTCTTGTACGAAAATATCAAGCGTCTGAGTGGCCCTTGACCATTCAACCGCATTTACAGCTTCGTCACTACTATCAAAAATTTTCTTACTCTTGGCATTATCGAGTATCGTATATGCCTGTTTGATCGCGCTTTCCTGCGGTGTCTCTGCTTTGCCAGTCCTGGCTTGTTTTTGTTTGAATAGCTTATTGAAATCAGCCGTGCTTATGCCGTTTTTCTTGCGCCCATGTGCTGAAACAAGTTCCTTAACGCTTACGCTGTCTGGGTCCACATTTATTCTTGTGGTGAAATCGGCCAAAACGACCTCGTTTGATTCATTGAATGGGCTACCGTCTTCTATTATAGACATGATTGCTTTGCGCTCATCCGGCTCAAGTATTGACCATATAGGGGATGCCTGTGCTGCCGTAACAGTTGCCGTGCCCTGCTCTGTTAAGTCTATGACTTGATTGGTGAAGGTCTGGACGCTCTCAGTCCGGGCTTCCTCTGCCGCATCGTTTTGGATTTTAGTCTGGCTCCTGATGTCTGCTTCCAAGGTCTTAACTGTCTCTGCGGGGAGCACGCTTTTCATCTCGTCAAGTATGTCTTGCGCGAGTTCCGGGTTCTGAAGGCTTGCGCCTATGACAGCCGATTTAATTATAGCTTCCCTGCCTTCGGTTATCCTGTCTTCTGCCTCTTCTTGGTCAATAGAACCTGCGGCTTTAAATTTAAAGACAGTAAGTGCATGGGATTTTAGTTTTTCTTCTATCGTTCCCACTGATGGGTTAGCCGCCGCTTCTTGCACTGCGGTATTGAGAGATTGGTCGAGATTACTAAACACCTCTCCTTTTAATTGTTTCTGCTGATGGATGGCAAAATTAGTTCTATCTTTAAGCACATCGGCCTGAAGCTCTTGATTGACAAAAACCTTTTCTTCGTCTGTTAATTCAGCGGTTCTTTCCACTATGCTGTTGCTGTAGGCAACCTCCAATCTTTCCACATTGCCTTCAGTATCAAGACCTGCTACCGCGTTTAACTCCTTGGCCTTAAACTCCACCAAATCTTGCCTTATCTCATTGGCGGCTGCCGTGGAACGATTTAACACCCTCTCGCGGGCCATCCTTTCCCTCGCGGCGAGATGACGTGCTCCTATCTGCCCCGCCGCTTGACCGGCCTGGACGATAGCGCTACCGAGCTGCTGTTGAGCCTGGAATCCCGCTGTGGGGGCCTCGAACCTGCCCCGCCTGACCTGTGTGGGGTCGTCTACTTGCCTCTGCGCTCTTGGTATCTGGAATCCGCCCATTTACACAAACCTCCCCGTCACGCCTGGAGTTGACGCCGCTGCTCCGAGACCGGATATTAATGTAGCCAGAGGCGCTAGGCTCTTCTGTTTGGCTGCGGCCTGGGCCTGCAAGGAGAATTGCGCGGCCTGGGACAAGGCTTCTCTTGAACCCTCTTCCCCGGCTATCAATATCGCCTCGACATCTTCTCTTGTAACCCTTTCGGTCTCGGCAAGTATCTCCTGGGCGCTCCCGGTGAGTAAAACGCCTGATTTGCCAAATGCGGCCTTCTGGGTGCTTTTAAGCTCTTCTCCCCCTTCAACGGCCTTCTTTGCCCTCTTGCGGCTCTCTCGCCTGACGATACGGGCATTCTCAGCAGCCTGGGCCGCGTTAGCCTTTGCCGCCGCTTCCGTAGCCGCAGCTTGCTCTCCGGCTGCCTGGGCTCCCAGTATGGTCCCGCCGACTATGGCCCCTGCCGCTATGAATGGAAGTGCCGCCATTTTATTTGTCTCCTTTTCGTATTATGGTATATATATACATGTCTTTTTGGTCAGGTGTGTAATTTTGTAACGTTGCTTCGCGCTCAAAGCCGAGCCTTTCAAGCCACTTGATGGTGCGCTCGTAATCAACCTCGGCAATGCACTGGAGGCGGTGCAAGGTCCCCTTTTCAAAGGCTTCCGCGATTATGCTCATGCACTGCTTATGGAAGTCCTTGGGATACTTTTCAACCAGTTCCCCCGTAATGGCCCATATCTCTGCCACGCCACTGACAATACTTATCACTCCGACACATGCCACCACGTCCTGGTCATGGTATATCGTGTAGGCGTGGCCCCGTTTCATCATATCCCATATAGTGCCTACCCAGTCATCCATGGTGGAAATCATATCCCGGTCCCGGTCTCGGAGCTTCATTGCCAGTATATCCTGTATTTTCATGGGTTCAAGGTGTAATTTCATGTGGTCTCCACCTCCAGGATAAGGGCCGTAACTGTGGCCGGCAACGGCTGGTCCTGGACTATGAATACAAAGTTTTGGCGATTGCTCCCGCCCTCGTAGTCCTCAAACTCTACATCGCCCTCAAATAAGCCGTCAGCGGCAAAAGTATAATAATCGTCTTGATTGACCTTGCTGGACTTCTCAAGGTTGAGGGCCGTTACCCCGGCCTCGGTCGCGCCACACTTCAGGCCGAGCGTGTTAAAGAGCCTCAACCATACCTTGCTGATACGGGCTATCTGCGCCTGAATGGTTCCATCGGGGGCCGGAACGTTCGCCCTCATGGTCTGTATCAGGGGCTTATACGGGAGTCCCACGACCACGTTCGTTACCGGGGCCACAATGGTTATCGAGCCTGCCACGACTGTGTGAGTGGTGATCTTATCGGGGTCGCCGTCCCTGATAGCCGTAACCACATCTCCGTCAAAGCGGTCAAGCCCTGAAACCGTTGTAGACGTGGTTTCTTGTAACGTGAAAGCATCGAGCATACGCGCATCTTCGGGGTCGGCGTCTACGTCCAGGGGCTTCTCGAATCGCTCCACAAACCGGGCGGGGGAGCCGTTGATGGTACGATTCACGACTACCCATACCTCATCCACTGTTTCGTCCGTGAGGTTGGGGATAACCGCTACCGATTCGTAGTTGTCGGAAGCGTCTGAGGCCCCCGCTGCCGTGGCCCCGGTCTTGTGGACATGCCATGCCGCAAGGTTCTGGTTTCGGATATACGTCATGCCAACGAGGTCTCCGTCATTGTTGACACCCCATATCACCGGGAATGGACGGTTTTGCACGGCAAGCTGCTTAAAGCCGGAAGCCCCGCCAACATCCTCGGCAAGCAAGGTCTTGTCATCGGCAATGTAATCATCGGTTTCAAAGTTGAAGTTAAGCTCCCTTATCTTATCGCCGCCGCGCTCTACGAATAGTATTGACTTCTCAGCCACAATGGATTGAATATTGGCACATCCGTGTATAGTTCTGCGCCGTGTGAATATGCTTGAAGGCGTGATAATGGCGTCTCGGAGTCCTATCTGCCACTCGCTATCCTCAAGCCCGGCTACCATGACGTCACGGCTCTCAAGCCATCGAATGAGAGATGCTGTACGGGCGTTCAACGTGAAGGCATACGAATCGGCATCACTTACTCCAGGCTTGAAGTTCTCAAACTGTCCGACCTCTGAGCCCCAGAACGTGTTGGGGAATGACGGCGAGCCCCCATAAATGAGCCTGTTTTCATGGAACACCACGGCTCCGGGGTAGTCTGCTGAATCCCAGTAGCTTGAGCCGAGTATCCATATGGTGGTGGCAGTGGCGGCGTCAAGGGCAATAAGCACGCGGCCCCTGACTACCGTTGCGCTTACGAAAGTAGTTATCTCTACAAGGCCGCTATGTATTTGAATGTATTTGCCCTCGTCAACTTTGCGGAAGAGTTCTGCCGCTGAACCTGTGGTATCAACGCGGAGAATTGCGTGCCTGTCTTGAGTATTAGCAAGTGTTGAAGGGTCAACATCTGTTGGTATTCTGATATAAATAGTATCAAATCCAAGACCGTCTACATCTCCATAATCCCATTCACCTATTCCTAAACTACTCAGAACAATGCGGAAGCTGTCTCCCACATCAAAATCATCATCGGTTCCGCCCGTCAATGTAACTTCTATCTTATCATTGGTGGCATCCTGGTTGCCGATGGCAGTGATTGTTCCGCTTGAACCATCGGTTAGATTCAGTATGGTCATTCCGGTTTCTACGCCGAGGCTTTCAAAATCCCTACCAGCGTTGTCTACCAAGAAAGCTGAATCAGCAAACCCGGCCTTATGAGTGCCTGTAACCTTATCCAATGCAGCGGTATTTTTATTTAAGAAATTGCCGTGCCATGCCATTTCATCGGGTTCTGTTGTTGGGTTGACGTTATAATAATATTGACTTCCTATGCTTGATGCAACCCAAAGGGCTGCTGTAAATCTTTCTGCTACATTCCCATTTACGTTAGATGTTAAGGTTATAACATCTCCCACGGCCCCTTGCGCACTCGGATTAAGAGAACCGAATGGAGTTCCAACCATTGACAATTCGCCTGAACTTAATGTTGTGTCAGAATCAAGAAACTTGTCTATTATTTTCCCTAAAACACCATCTCCCGCGCCCGCACCCTCATCTTTCCATAAAATTGTGGCGCTCCTTTGCCCTGCAAATAATACTCTCCCAATATCTCCATCAAGAAAATCAAACGCATTTCCAGTTCCTGACGCATCGGAAAATCTTGCTGTCTTGTCTGAATTAAAAGCACTGCCGCCAACAACTTGTGATAAAGTTATGTCCACATCAATCGTAAAAAAATCATCAATCAAGGGCTCGGTATTAAAATTGACTTCGTGTAATACCCATTCGGTATCACTTATGCGGCTTAACTTTCTTGGTGAGTGGTCGTTATGTGCAAAGTACATGACGCTATTTGTCTGGGCGAAGTCTATCTCAAACAGGTCTGCGGTCAGATACGGGCTTGTTATCTCAACGGGGCTCCCGGTATCAAGCAACTGGGCCCCATTCTTATAGAAACGCATGTAGCCGTTGCCGATCTCGACAACATAGGCCGATACCGTGGATATTACAAAGGGGATGAGCCTTGCGGCCCCGTCAGCTTTCGTGTTGGCAATGTACTTGCTCCCGCTCCGGGCAATGGCTCCGCCCTGGGGGAATACAATGAAGTTCTCGATGCGCTTACAGGCATTCCTGTAACCCTCAACATCAACCCTGCCGTCCATGCGGGCGCTGTACTGTCCAGAGTCAAAAGCTGTCTGTATAGTCTTGAAGGCGGGCATTAGGGAATTAACCTGAAGTCTACGTTTAACCGCCCGTTCCCGCGCCCTCTGCTCTGCCATAAGGTATCGGGCCTCTGGCTCTGCAAGGACTTCTCGAACCTGATATTGGATTCGATGGCGTTTTGCTTCCTTGCTAGCGATAGAGCCTTCTCAGACTGAAGTACCATATCGGCCTTCATGGTTCGCTTGTTGGGGAGAATGATAGCCAAGCTCCCGGCTATTTCAAAAATAAGCGTATTCTCGTAGAGAATGTCGAACTTGGTGGTGTCCGTAAATTGGGGCGTGTACCGCATGTTTATCTGGGTCTCGTTGGTCAGTATTATCTCGCCCTCTAAATCCCACTTGGGCGGGACAAGGGACTGTGAGCGGTCAATTATCTCCCATATCCTCTTGGAGTCGGCGGGCTGTGGAAACGCCCTCTCCCACTGAAATGCGGGGGTATCGTAAGTGGCCTCCAGGTAGTCCTCATCCGCGGCAAACTTGGTATCGGGGTCTGTGTTGTCAGAGAGCCGGACATATATTGTCGGGAACGCGAGGCTGTCATTGTTGCCAAAAACCCACTCTCCGGCAGATAACGACCCTATAGTGCCAAGGGTCATGGCAGTATCGTCCTCGTACACATCGTCCGGGCTTTGTTTGAAAGACAAGGGGTTTGATGGCGGCAAGTAATACTCATTAGTGCCAGAGGCCGATGCAGTCCATCCTCCATCCGTTCTCAGAAGCGTGAAGCGGGTATTGCTATTCAACTCCCGCTGGACCCTTTTCAGGGCGAACTTCCACGGATGCATGGACATGAGGCTATCGCGCACACTGGCATAGATCAGATTACACTTTTCAGCCCGCTTGTTGGCATCGCTGAGAGCAACTATAGGCTCCTCGCCGAGATGTTGCAGGGCTCTATTGCATATTATGACATCACTTGCCGCCATGTCTTCCCCCTATTTGGCCTTACGTTTTGCTTTCTTCCTGGTGGTCTTCTTCTTGGCAGGAGCCTTCTTCTCGACCGTGGGCCTACTGTTGTCGCCATCGGCAGAAGCCGCGGCTTTGCCATCGGCCTCGCCAAAGCTCTCTTCCGTGACTTCGGTGCGGGTCGCCTCTTCCTTCTTCGTTTTCACCCGCCTTCTTCTTCGTGCGCTCTTGCGCTTTTTCACGGTAGCGTAGAAGTCCATAAGGGCCTGCCTGTTCTCAGGGCTTGCGTGTGCCACTGTGCAATGATTGAGAAGCCCTGATATAGGCCTTCCCGTGTTCGGGTGCAGGCCAAGTTCGATTTCGGACATTACTATGGTGTGCGTGACTTCTATAAAGTCCGCACCATTGCCGGGCCTGCCCCTGTTGACGGCACTGCCCTCCACTGCTGGGTTGTGCATTACTCCCTGATACAGAAAAGGTGTTTTTGGTTCGAATGTCGAACCACCAAGCGGGGCTACCGCATCCTTTTCAAATTCATGCATATTGATACCCTCCTGTTAGTTAGGGAGTGGGGCAAAATACCCCACTCCCGCATTCATACGATGCTATACTGGTTCTTCGCTCGTCTTCTCTACCCCGTCCATCAGGGCGGCAAATATCTTGCCTGATGCCATGTTCTGCACGGCTACCGTGAAGTACAGGCCGAAAAACTCCTGGTCAAGCGCGTCAACTGGAAGCCCGATGTCCCAAAGGGTCGTGCCTATGGCGACATCTGTGGTCACTGTTACTGTCTTTGAGTCAACAACTGTGCCGCTGTTGACCGCTGCTGTGGTGTGCTTGTAAAGATCGATCTGAAGCGTGGCCCCGCTTACTGAGGCTGACAATATCTCGTCTGTTACCTTGACGAGAAGCCTTGTCTTGCCGAGGTCCGAGGGGTCGGCATACTTTGCCGCGGCATTCGTGTAACGCCTGTAAGTCTTACCAGTGGCGATCTGGATAACGTTGGTGGAAATAACGCTTCCGATGCTGATGCCGACATCCAATCCGTCTGCGAATAAGTTTTTAGCTTCTATCGCTGCCATTATAGCCCCTCCTTTCTAGGTTATTTCGGATTCCGTGAATGTGAGAGCGTCCATGAGCCTGACGGGGGAACCGTCAATCATAGGAATCTCGCCATCGCCAAACACGTTAGCCATCGTGAGGTTTACGTTGGTACGGTTGAGAGCGGCCTTCTTGATCTGCGACAACAGTTTCCTGTTGACGTAGATGATAGCGCCCTTGCCGCCGTTCTTCATAACGACCTTGAGGTCTATGATGTCCTCAAAGTTAAAGAGGTTGGAACTCCCTGATGTCTCGATGTTACGAATAGCACCGATGCACTTGGGGTTTTCAACCACGAGACCGAAGTGGGCCTTGAACTGAGTGGAGTAAACCATCAGCCTTGCGCCATCTGTCGTGGCAGACCATCTCGGAATGAGGCCGAGGTCTTTCTGCTGGATTCCGGCCTGTGAGCCCGTGGGGTATACGCCATAGACCTGATTGATTCCAGGCTGTACCACCACAACGCTTGACAGGTCGCTTCCGTCGCCGCCCGCGTCAAGGACAAACTCATCGTCAATGGTGTCGAGACGGGTGAGGATGCCTGTCATCTGGTCGGGGTCAACGGCGTTGTTGCCGTACATCATTCTTGTTCCCGATGTCTGCGAGATACCCTCGACAAAAGCCGTGTCCTCGCTCGACCTGAGGCCGCCTACATCGCCGCTCTGGTTGGCAAGCTCCTCGTCAATGTCCGAGTAGTCCTCAAGAAGCTCTATCACATCCCTGTTCTTCTCAGTGCTTGACGCACTGGGGGAAACGGGCTGGTTGTATCTGCGCGTCCTGCCTGCTGGCTGGCTAACACGTATACTTGAAGTATGCGTTATCCTGTCGTTTGCCTCCCTGAAGGGCAAATCTTCCAGCAAGGCATTGTTGTCCCTGAGAACTTCGGCTATCATCATAAGGTTTCCCTTTGGATCAAACCGTTTTAAGACCTCAAGGAGCGTCATGTCTTGGTTTGTGTTAAATGTTGCCATTTGTCATGGCCTCCTTTTCACTCTTGTTTTTTGTCACTGTCATACGTCATGCGGGGCTTGCCGTCAATACCTAACGGCACTGTTGGCTTGCCACCTTGTCCCCCGCCTCCGCCAAGTGCTGAGTCCTCGGAAATCATATTCCCGAAATTACCAAAAGCCTTGACGATGGTGGGATGCGCTGCTATCCCGCAGTCTTTGAAGAGCGTGATGAGTTCTTCTCCGCCTAATTTAATCGCGGTTCTCTGTCCCTTGAGAACAAACTCATTGTATCCATCTTTGAGTTCGGCCTTCAGGGCGTTTGTATTCTCCTCAAGCTCCTTTGCGTCCGCTTCTTTGGCGGCGGTGTAAACTTCTGCCATCAGGCCGTTGTATAAGCCAACGAACTTGTTAAGCATGTCTGTTGGCATATTGACCTGATGTGCAAACGCCTTTATCTGGCCTTCGAGGTCTGTGTCTCTATTCAGGCCATCTGGAAAACCAGGGTCATCCAGTTCGTAACCGTCTGCGGTTTCGGGTTTGCCAAGCTTCTGGTAAAACGCTTCCCTGTCCTCTTCGCTGGTGTCATCGCCGGGGATGTTCAACGCCTTTTCAGGATCGAAACTTGCCAGCTTGTCGGAATTTTCACGGGATTCCTTTAAGTAGCTAGAGAAATCCTTGTGTTTCCATAAAGCTTTGTCGTCTCGATGCTCTTTAGGTACTGAAGTCATCCAATCGGGAGCCTGTAGCTCCTCGCCGCCTTTGCCGCCTGCGTCTTGGTCAGTCGCGCCTCCATCACTTCCCGCATCCGCTCCGTCACTTACCAGAGTTGCCGCTGGTGAGCCTCCTGTATCCGTATCGGCATCGTAATTCCTTGCCTTCGCCAAAGACATTTTTAACCAGTTCATGTTGCCTCCTTAACCCGTTGGGGTCGTGTCGCGTTCATACTCTGCAAGCGCATCAACAAACTTCCCATAAAGCGATTCAAGCTTTTCGGGTGTGATGTGCGCTCCGGCTACCGTCAACATTAGATTCGTGCCGAAATTCCTCACGGCTAAATCACTCTCAGTTAGGTTGGGGTCGAACACTCCCGCTTTCCCCAATATGTCCCGCAAGACCAAGCGGCCCCTGGGGCTATCAAGGAATACATGCTGATACTCCTTTATCATGCTTGGATGCGTGTAGCCAAGGACTTTCTCGGCCTTCTTTATCTGCGCGGCCTTGTTCTTGGCTTTCGCGGCTTCTTGCTCTTGCGGTGTCATGCATTCCCCTCAAAAGGTAAAAAGTCTATACACATCACGCCAAACATATCTATGAATTTAGTATCCTCCTTGTCGGCAAGATACCATTGCTGACTTATGCGATCCTCCATAATCCGGGCTCCGTGGTAAAGAACGCCTATGTCAATGAGGCTTACCTGCATTACTCTCCCTCACTAGCCAGGAGAGCTTCTGTAAGCTGCCCCTCGCTGTCCTTGTCGGCCTTGGCAAGCTTGCCCGCCGTATCTGCCTGTGCCGCAAGCTGAGCGGCCTGGGCCTGTTGCTCTGCCTGTGCCGCGACCTGCTGTCTTTCCTCTTCGACTTCCTTCTTCGACCTGAGACCCTTGGCGGGGAATGCGTTGGCTTGTGCGATCTCCCTGACAACCACATCGCTGTCAAGGTTCCGCAAGGGTTCTTCGCCGAATAGCTGCACAACCGGGCCGAGGTCAAACATTGTCTGGTTGATGCCCCGCGTCTGGAACAAGCGGCTTTGTACCTGCGCCAGAGGGCCAAGGAATGTGATACCAACGTCTTCGCCCCCTCTGAGAATATCGGGGGGTTGTGGCATCCTCCCCGCTTCGTTCTCTATCTGGAACACCCTCTCAAGGGACGCACTCGCAACCCCTTGGAGCCGGGTGATACTGCTCATAAGTATGACGGCCTTCTCTCCCTCTTTGGCTATTACTTCCGTTGCGGTCTGGCTCCCGCTCGCATTGAGGGCTATGAAGAAATCAACGTTAAAGGCCTGCCGGACGCTATCCCGCTTATCAAGCTCCCGGTCCCTGGCAATTGGATATTCCCTCGAAACCTCCATAAAGAAGGGATCACGCTCCCCCTTTGCTACATAGTTGATACCCCTTGCGCTGTAATCAGCCATTCCCTCTTGGGCCGGGTCTGATACTACGGGGGGCTCGGCGGCACGTTCGGCAACTCCCAGCAGGGTCTTACCTATGATATTGAGGGCCATTGCATCAGGTAGGGCTCTCATGGCGGGGGAACGCCCGTATTCTTCTCTTGTGTCCCTGTAGGGACGCCATACCACGTAAGGCATTGTATCGAATCCGCTCTCCCTCAAGATAACGTCTTCCGTCTTCTCGCCCTTCGTGCTGCGCTGCCCCAAGAAGCTCTCATCGGTTTTCTTGTTACCTGAGACCTGCCCGGTCATCACCCATACAGAGGCAAACGGCTTGTTGATGGAATCAAACTTGAACGGGTCATAATCTTCCCGCTTGTACACGGCATGTATGACCGTGCGCTCTGCAAATGGATTCTCCTCGGCGGCCTCGATAATATCTTCGGGCACGTTCTCGACCCCGAACTTGGAGATTATCTGCTTGAGCGTGAAACTTATCTTGCGATGGAACACGTCTATGACGTTCTTGTCGTTGTGTGAAAGGAACGTCTCGCCTGGGTGGATAGCCATTGCGACAATGCCTGCGCGCTCGAAGTCCTCTTCAATGTACAAGGGGGCTGTGCCATAACCAGCCCCATCCTGTATCTGCAAGTAGAACTCGTCATAATAATTGGATGCGTTAAGGGTGGCATAAAGCTGCTCCTCGACCGCTTGCAGATAGAGACTGACATCCCTCATATCGTTTAAGTCCTGGTTGCTCATGCTGAGCCTGAACCATGGATCTGTTGGGCTGATGAAATTGCCGAAGATACCGTTGACATGCACATCAAGGGACAGTTGCGCCGTGCCATCGTATATGTCATCGTAACGCTTCTCGCCCTGCGGCTCGGTCTGAAGGATGTCCGCACGTAAAGGGGAAATCTCGCGGCCTATCTCCCGCCACGTATTTTCAAACCTATGCCGCCTGGTGGCAAGCCATGCCTGCGTCTTGATGACGTTCTTGATTATTTTGTCTTCGCGTTCATCCGCCATTATATTCCCCTGTTGTTATTCATTTGGAATCCTCTTCCGCCGAGCCGCCTGGCGTATTGGTCTGATAATGGAAATCAATCTCCATGAGACAGGCATCGTCATCGTAAGTATCTGAGCCTGCGGGCGTGTCGCTCTCGTTGGCGTCTCTGTAAACATGCACAAATAGCCCGGATGATATAGTTTTTGTAGTTCCTGTCAAATCAGCCATATCATGCATTTGGTGTTTGTACTGAGTACCGTCTGCGGCATCGGGAACGGCATTAACTATCAATGTAGAACCGAATGTCGCATCAATATTCTCCCATTCCGTTTCTGTTATCCATGCCACATTGCCAATACCAGTATCAACAGGGAACCAGTGCAGGTGAAGCTCAATATCTGTAGACTCTTTGAATGCATGGGGAACTTGAGTAGCAAAGTAAAGCTCCTCATCCGTATTTTTATCAAAGCAATATGTTCCTACCGCATTGCTTACTGCTCCTGTCACAAAATCGGGGATAGCCGCACCTGGTTTGCCCGTAACCGCTGGCATCCTCAAGTCATCCCACCTTGGAGAGTTGAGCACGAACACCTGGGCCTCAACAGCATTCACAAAGTTGCTGTCGGGGGTTCCAACGCCTACGCCAAGATTATCGTTGGTATCATCCCAGAACAGATTGGCGTTATCCTCTACTGTCATGCCAGTGGAATTGATAAATACGATTGAGCCGCTTGTCAGCAAAGGCCCACTGAGTTCATTGAAATATGCCTGATTAATGGGATTGACCCAGATGATGCCTTCGTTTGCACTTATTCGCAAAGCAATACCCATAAATATCTTTCTCTCTGAACCTGTGGGCGCAACATTGGTCAATTCTCCGTCTGTATTGCCAACATATATTCTATCGGCTACGTTCCAAGATTCGCTAAAAGGCGTACCTGTGGTATCGAGTTCCCTTACCAACCCGAATACCGTTACATATCCGAACTGGTTATTGCCGATGATTTCCGTAGTTATCCCGATAGAGCCTGCTGTTGCGGGGGCGGCAGCGTTCGCCAATCCAAATTCAGGGAAGCTGCCTGTTCCACCACTTATCCTAACGGCTGTCCCATTCGCAAGAGAAGCGCCTGTTGTGTTCTTGCCACGAACAAGCATCTCCTGCCCCATCTGAAGACAAACAATGCTTCCCTTAAGACCGAGATTGTTCGTACCATCCGTGTCATTCCAAAACATTTTGCCTTCTTCACATGGAATTCCATCGGTAGTATTGAACATTATGTATCCGACATCAGTCAAAGGGTTGTCTTGCATGTCAATACTGCCTTCGACTGCGGTGGTGCCATTGAGAATAGCATCGACAAGCGTGGCATTAAGCATGTCCTCACCGCCGCTATTGGTAATGAGGATGCCCGATATATTGGGAAGCAAGAGGATATTATTTGCCGTGGGATCCACTGCCTTCAAGAGAGCCTCAAACTGGTCGCTTGTGACCCCCTCAAAAACAGCGGAATTAACCCACACGACACGCCATGACTGATCGTTTTTGCCTAAACGCCCATTCTTATCTCCGTATCCAGGAAGCCATTCCTGCTCGGAGAAAGCCAAGGGCGCAACAACGAGCATCGCCAATATGACTAAGGCTATGACTTTAAATACATGGCGTTTCATTTGTACCTACCTTCGTGGCAAGCGGTGCATATGCCATTAAATGAGCTTGGCTTTGCTACCATATCCTCTTTGGCATAAACACGGTCATATGTGAACAGGTAAGACTCCGTGCGCATATTCCTGTTCTTGGTCACGCCAAGGAAGCCTGTAAGCTCTCTGTACATGTCTGTACGCCCGGCCTTGTACATACCCGCACCCCCTGCCCTGTAAGCGAACATATGCGACGCGCTCAAGGAAAAAAACAGCAACGGCACGCAAAATGCCGCTATGATATTTCGCGTTTTACGGCTCAAGTACTGGAACCCTGTAAACAGCATATGCATGACCCTCAACAACAGCGGCGGCAATGAGTGTCACAGTAAGGGTCGTGGTTGTTATTGACGTGCCATTAACCACCTCTGTATCCACATTGGCAAATGGAATAGCGGCCCAGTTGAACGCACCAGATGTAACTGTAGCAGTTCCAGAAGTCGATCCATTTTGTATTGACACGGTAACATAGGAAAGATTAGTTTCCGCAAGGCCCATCGAGTTGGCTGTCACTGAGGTAGCCACTACACCCGTATTTGCCATAGTCCCGGTAATGGGGCCTGTAAGGGTATGTGATACCGCATCCCATGAGCCACCGGCAGCATCAGTAGCTGCCTGAACGTATCCGTCTGTCACGGTAGCAAAGTCCACGGCTGTACCGTCCACCTGATTCACAGTCACAGCAAGGTCGCCACCACCGCCCATTGTGCCAGTTGCATCGCCAGAGAGTGTATGGGAGAAAGAGTTCCAGATTGACCCATCGGCTATTTGAATATTTCCTGATACCTTTGTAGCGAAATCAACATCCACATTGTCAATCGCACTAACAGTCGTAGCAACAGCACCCGTGTTGGTCATGGTCCCGGTGACATCTCCGGTAAGCGTGTGGGCTGCGGCAATCCAGGAACCCCCGGCTGCATCGGTGGCTATTTGTAGGTTGGCATCGGTAGGCGAACCAAAGGCGACGGCTGTGCCATCAACTTGCCCGACAACTGTGGCGAGGCTACCAGTATTAGCCATAGTGCCCGTTACATCTCCCGTGAGAGCGTGGGTATCAGGGGCCCATCCATCGCTTGCGTTATAGACCATCATCTGACCGTCAGTGCCTGCCTCGATGGTTGTCACGCCTGCGTTTGTGATGCCAATGTCGCCCGTAACCAATTGAGGATCAGCAAGCCCGTCAGAGCCGCCTATCCATATCTGAGTATCGGCAAGAGGTAGAGAGGTGATCCCTCCCCCGCCCGTGGATAAGAGCTCGCCTGATTCGTCAGGAAGCGTGAGCCTGTTGGTTCCTGAAGGGTCTGACGCGCTTAGACATGTTTCATTTCCATCGCTTGTCGGGCCTTCCATGCAGAGGGTATTGATAAACCCTATGCGCCAGGACTGCCCGTCCTTGCCAAGTCTGCCGTTCTTGTCGCCATAACCCGGCAACCAGTCCTGCTCCGCTGCCGCGAACCCTGCAAAAGCAAAGATCATCGCCAGTAAAACTACTGCTACTATTCTTCCGTAACCTTTGCCCTTCTTCTTCTTACCCATCTTCTTCTCCTTTTGCTTCGTTATTATTCAGTTCATACGTTCCTGTTTATGGAATTGTCCATCCCGGAACAGCGATTACAGTCCCGTTGATTTTCATAGGAAACCAAATAACAGGGTTGGCTGCCCCTGGTGCGTTTGTGAGTGTGCCTGTAGCTGCCCCCGCCTTGTCTGTCTGGTTCGATAACATGAGGCCTTCATCTGTTGGTATCAGGAGTTTATCTCCAACACCAAGTTCAAGCTGGCCCACATCGCCGCGCAAGAGCTTGGCATCCCTCGCATCAGTTCCGTTGCCCCATTCATGCGTACCATCGCCCAATATAGCAAATCTATCCGCAGCATCACCCTCCTGTTTTACTGTATACCCAGTATCAGTACCAGAAAGAGCTAGCCATTCCGGGCCTGAAAATACTGGCTTCGTTCTGACAAGCTGTTGAGGGGTTGAAGAGCCGGGCGCGTTGGCAAAGGCTGTGTTTATAGTTCCATAGATATTCTCACCGCCATCAAAGAGAGTGCCATTGTCGGCTATGTTGGCAATGTAATCAGTTCCCCCAACAAAGCTACAGTTGTTGAAGAATATTTGCCCCGTGTCCACTATATCGAAATAGATAGCTGAAGCCGCGCCTGAAGATGTAAAGGCTACATTGTCAACAGTAATCGGCCCCACGGTTGCGCCTGCCACGACACTATTATCGAGGTCTGTCTGAATGGCTATCTGAGTGCCAAACCCTGCGCGTGTTGCGATGTTCCCACCGATTATACTGAAATCCCCTGCTTTGACTAAAACAATGGCTACAGTATCCGTGGAATTGCGCTCAAATATTGGCGCAATAAAATCATTATTAAACGGTTTGTCTACGGTTAAAAAGCCGGGGGTCGGTACTGACTGTTGGGACACAAGGGCATAATCACCAGCATCAAAGTTGTCAAGCTCGAACTTGTTAAATACATTGCCAGCAGCCGATGCATCTATTGTCATTGCATTGCCACCAGCAGGGTTTAGGGATGCCACACTTTCCCAATAACAGTTCTGTGAAGCCATTATCCATATGCCGTGCTCAGTACACGCGTCAACGCGCAATGAGTTATGCGCTCTTTGCACACACTTGTATTCCTTGAAGCCTATTTTTGCAATGGAGTTGCCGTCTATCTCCACGTTCTCAACGATGATGTCGTAGCCACCAGTTGTTAGAGCACTGTAGAAATGAACCATCCCCCTCTGAAGATAATTGGCATGAGTGCCTATGAGTGGATCATCTTGCTCTACATAGCCTGCTATCGCCTTGATTGTCCAATCCCTGATGCCGACAGTGTAAGGAATAGTCGTAGGGGCTTTGACTGCCATTATTTCCTCACGCCCCGGCCCTACCACAATACCGTCCCGTCCATTGAAGGCATCAACAGCGGCTTGTAAGGCAGTTGCCATGTCGGTTGTACCTGGGGTAGTGTTTGCTTGCCACCAGTGAGGGAAGACCTCATTGCCCGAATTGAACTCAACCACGCCTGACCCGCTGAATATCTGGTAACGCCCTGCCTCTGGTATCGGCATGGTAAGTGTCTTTGCCGCTGTGATAACAAATGACCCGCCCCGGACTACCTTGATGGTTATCGTGTTGGGTATCGTGGTGTCCTCGGTAATGGCTATCGCTGTGGTGATAAGGAGCGTTTGACCCGCTGCGGCTGTTATGGCATCGGCGAAGTCATCGAACGCGCTGGCATCAATGGCTGACATGAGCGTGCCCGTGGTATTGGGAAGCAATAAGGTGTTATCAGCAGTGGGGTCAATGGCCTGCAATATAGTTTCGAAGAGGTCAGACGTGCTGCCCTCAAAGCCGATAAGGGTAGACCAAACCGCTCTCCATGAACGCCCCTTGTTGCCTATGGTGCCATGAGGGTCGCCATTGCCGATGCCTGGGCTAAACTGCTGTTCTGATCTTGTCCGATTTGCCATTATTCCTTCCCGAATATCTTGCTAAACGCTCGATGCTCGAAGGTATCTTCCTTCTTTGCCTTGGCCCTGCGCTGCTTCTTCGCGTTCGACTTGGCAACGTTCTTGTTGCTGCTCTTAGGTCTGGTAAACTTGGTCTTTGCCATGTTAGATACCCCTCGTAAGTAGTGTTGATATATTGCTGGCCCGCTGCGTCCTGGCCCCGGTAACGCGGCTTATCAGCTTGCGCCTCTGGTTCCCCAATGTTGTCAAGCGCCCGGCAATGTCTTTCTGCTGCTTCGCCCTGATTTGCTCCGGGGTGAGGTCGAGGCTGCTTTTATCGCGCCTGGGCTTCAGGCCGGTTAATCCCGTATCTTGTCCCGTGTCCGGCTCTGTGCCACTCAGCGTGTCGAGCAATGACTTCTTGCCGCTCTTAATGTCGAGAAAGTCAATCCCGCCCGCTATATTCAGATCCTTTATCCTGTTGCTTAGCTCGGACAAGGAGAGCCGTTGCAGGGATGTTGGTGTCTTCTTCTTCGTGGCAGTAGGCCCGGATGGATTAAGACCCAGGAAGTTGGTTAATATGCTCATCGTCCACCCCTCTTGAGTGCTTCCCTCCGCTCCCCATACGGGTCAGAGGCTTTATACCGTGTTACCGCAACGCCGCTATTCACGCGCCTTTTAAGCTCGGAGCGTACCTCGTTGACCTTGTGAGACAGGGCCATGTACCTGAAGGCATCGGCGGCGTGAGTTGACCAATCCTTCTGAGGGTTATCGCGGAAGCACTTGTGAATGTCATCCCATGCCGTGTGATAGTTCTTGAGCGCGTGAATACCCTCTTTACACCTCACCTCATCAAACCAGCACAAGGGGATTGTCTGGCGCACGGCCTCGATACCCTCCGCGATGCTCTCATTCGGCACTATCTGGAAGTCAAAGCCCATCTTCTTGGCGGTGTCCTTCCTCGACACACCGGAGGTTAGCTCTCTCACCTCTATATCATGGGGGGCCCAGTGGTTGCCGTACACGTATCCATGCTCTAACCCCTTGGCCTGTAACATGTTGAAATAGTGGCTCAAACCCTCATTGTTGTTCTTGTAGAAGTCAATAACCCGTATCTCTTTAGGGCTCCGCAACGTCTGTATGAACCATATCGCTGTGGGGTCTTTTATCCCCAAATCCCAATATGTGTCTACTGGCAACATGGGGTCGAAGTCTACCCTGCGGATACGTCCGCTCTCATGCGCGGCCTTCATTTGCTTGCCAAAGTATGCCCCGGAGTTCGCGGCGGTGAATGAGCAACAATACTCTTGCTCTATCAGGTCTTCGCTCATGCCGGAGTCGCGCTCCTCTTGAATGTCGGCCTCAGTCAATGTGCCTGTATCCGTCCACTTGAGCAATTCGCTGAACCATTTGGGGTTGTTCTGGGCCATCTGGTAGAGCTCGTACCCGTGATTCTCTCCCCTTGGCGTGAAGTTGAACACGGCCCACCCCTTGTTCTCTCGTAATATAGGCCTGATATGATCCCAGGCGGCGGGGTTCTGTAATGAATACTCAGAGAATACGCAGCCTCGCGGGTTCGTTCCCATCTTGGAGTCGAACTTATCAAGGCCGATGATCTGAATGATTGACCCGTTTGTGAGCGTTATCTTCATTTCTGACTTGTTCGGCACGCCCTGTATAAGCTGCTCTGGTATGTGCTCAAGGAACTTAATACCCTTTTCTCCGCCTGGGCCGTCCTTGCCACGTCCATCCCATATGACCATGCGGCCCTGCTTATAGGTCGGGAAGAAGTAGTAATAGTTGCCTACTTTCTCCACGGCCTCTTTAATCATGTAATTCCAGCACACGGTATCCTTGCCATACCTGCGATGCCATACGAGGCACGCTCTGTCCATGCCAGCGTCCATAGCCTCAAGGAATGGGAGTTGACGATCCCTGGGGTCGAATAGGTGGGGAACGTCTATGACGAGCTTTTCAGCTACTGCTGGCATTAAACATCCTCCAAGGTAAGGCCGCACCACGGGCAATGTTTTCTTTCGTGGTAATCTCTGAGGTTCATGTAATACTCATGCCTGTCGAATGTTATGGTTTCCGGTATATTCTCCATTGTTCCCCGCCACTCAGGGCAATCGCACCATTTCAGGCTCATCGTTGCCCCCTCGGATGGACATGCCTACTTGGATTGGGCTGGACAATGAACGGGAGTATAATATTCTTCTTCCCTCTGGCTTTGAGCTTGATACCCTGCTTGATCTGGCGCCTACACTCGCGCTTAAATATACGGTTAATGCTCATATCCTCACCTCTGGAACTTCATGAGGCTTCTCAAGGGCTGCCTTCTGTTCCGCACTCATGTAGAGTATGCATGCACCTACTTTGTGCGGCTCTGGCTTGGCCCATATTCCGAGCCATTGCATGAATCGCAAGTGCCACACGCGCCAAGGTACGAATATAGTCATCACTTCCCCTTCCCATACTTGACCACGTTCACGGTAACGTCTACCGCGCCGGAGATGTCTACCTTGTCTGTACATATCCCGTGGTGCTTCTCAAGCTCTTTAAGGGCTGGGATCTTGGGGTGGAGCTTGACCTTTGTCTTCAGCGTGGCGTTACTGTCCTCCCCCTTGCCTGCTATCTCGGTAACCTCTACGCTCTCAATGGCTGCCATCGCGTCATCGTCAAGCTCGTCGGAGCTACGCGCGAAGGCCACACCGGATTCGTTCCAGTGCATGACATCTCTCAAACGGCTGAACCCTATGCATTCGAGTTCCTTGATTACATCGTCTGCTGATTTGGTGGCACGCTTGGCTCTCTCGTCCTTGAGAATGGCTAACCGCTCCATCATCTCAACATTCTTCAACATGCGCTGACCAATGGAATATGAGGTCTTCTTGGAGTATCCCGCACGAATGGCGGCCTGTGTAGCGTTGAAGTCAATGAGGTATTCCAGGCAGAACTGCTCTTGTTTAGCTGTGAGTTGCTTTGGGGCTGCTGTCCCTGTACTCATGGGGCATTTTACCCCATATGTGGGAGTATGTCAAGGGGTGGTGGGGGATTATGCCTCAGTTTGTTGTCAGACAGGCAGTATGCATGTGCCGGTACCTGCACGCGCCCGCAGCCTCGATGCTGCAAGTCAATTGGAGTTTTCGCCTACGTTTTTAACCGTCCTCCTTGACGCTGTCTACATACAATATCCTGTCTGACAGTGTTTATTATACCACATGCAGGGGGAGTTGAAACCTTTTAAATGCTTGTTTGCTTTCTCTGGGTGAACCACTGCAAAACCTTCAGCCATAGCAGGACCTGTCAGGATGAGGAGTAATATCCTGGTCGCCAAGGAATAGCCTTACATAACGTGGTCTGTCAGGATACGCCTCTCGTAAGCTCTCAAGGGTATCGTAGCCATATGACATCCAGAACGAACCTTCAGGCACACACAAGTTCATGATGTCGGCATTGTGTACCTCAAACACTGTCCTGCACCTCCAGAAGCTCATACGTCCCTCCTCATCTTGTCCATTATAGCATCCTCAACCTGTTCCAGCCACTCTCTGACTTTGGGATCGCTTTGCAACCCCTCATCCTTCACGGTTAAGCTGAACCACTTTACATCGGGGGTCTGCATTAATCCTGTAAGAACATGAGCCGCCGCCATAGTATCGCCTCCATAACTTCTCCCATACATAGCTCGCTTGCCGAAGGCTTCAGCCATGCCCCGCACAAACTCCTGTGCATGCGCCATCTGATACGACCTCGGCCTGAACCCTGCGCAGATCGGCTCCAGGGGCGTGAGGGTGAGTATGCCCGTGGCTATCATGCCCTTTATGAATGCTCGGCGCTTCATGCCTTCCTCCACTCAAACCGCTCGAACTCCCCGGCATTAGCGGGGGTGATTGGGATGTATTTATGCCACTGGCAATCCTCTTGGCATTTGCGGAATCGTGGGGAAGAAAGCCTTTGCTTGCACCTTGCCATCTTTTCACAGTTCTCCCATTTATCAGCTACCAGCTCCTCCCGCACCTTCCCGTTATCGCAGTGGGGGCAGGTCTTGTATTCTGTAATAATTGCAGGGTTCCCACAATAATACCCCTCGTCTGCATGCTCCATACCTATGGGATGATTATAATATTCTTCCCTTGTAACAGTGACATTGCACTTATCACATCTTTCGAAAGGAACTTTCCCCGTTCCCCCGCATTCGGGACAATCCCGCTCTCTGGTTATGGGGGAGTCCTGAGTAATCGCAAGGAGTTGGTCGACATGCGCAAGCTCGATAGAATTATCATGTGGCCTGCCGTACGGCCTCACAACCCTGTCTATCTTGATAGCACGCCCTATCACCCCTGCCATTTCCTCCCGTATGCTCATGGTGATACCTCCACATGCCCGTTTTCCGCAAGCCATATCAGGAGTAGGCCAGCGGCTTCAACGGGCGATTCGTGTGGGCTTTCTTTTACTGGTACAAATTCGGATTCTTCCCAATCCGTATATTCATAAGAAGCGGTTGTTACGCCTCTCGAATCTTCCGAGAGCGTTTTGACATATGTCGTAGTTCCATAATTTATCACCCATGGCATAACAGCCCATAGCTCGATGAATGTCGGGGCGGGGAAATACTCTCTGCCCAAATTGTAATCCTTGAACATGGATAGCACTACCTTTTTCTTTTCCTCAAGAGTTCCCAGTGCGCGTACTTCCCATACATGGCCTACCTCCACCACCACGCCAAGCTCTTGTAATCGCTTTGATAGTTCCAGTGATAAATGTTCGTTCATTGATTACCCTCCGCTGTCCTTTATTCCTTTAAAATATCCGACTACCCAACCTATCAAGAAGCATAGTGCTCCTGCAAATGAACTGAATATTAGCATTGATATTTCTGCATGGCTCATTATCCGGCCTCCTTGGTCTCAAGCCATGACGCTATGGCATCCCTGCGTAATTCACCGTTGATGAGGATGTCACATAGAGCATCATGGGCTATGAAATTATTTGGCTTCCCCATATGATCGCCCATCCAATGAGAAACCATAACACTGCAATTATTAAAATGCCAGCACTTAAATCGTTCCCACATCCCCAACACTTGCAGATAATGGACGATGAGGGGGATAGTTCCGTGCATGGCTGTGGTGAGGTCGGTGCAAATAGGCTGACTTTCAAAGCAATCCCTGCATTCATCTATATTGCACCCCGTCAAGCTAATATCATGAGGACATTTAGATATATCGGGCAACTTGATTTCACCTATTTGTAATTTTAGGTCAAGCTCCCTTATCGGCGTGCAGGTGGGGCAATCACTTTCACCGCCTGTAAGAACGGTGTCCACTTCATCACGCAAGGCTTCAAAGTCAGGGTCAATCCCACTCCCCCCACATGAACAGTTTTTCACCATCTCCCCCGCGATTACAGCGAGGGTGGTTATTAGGTCTTGGTCGGTCATTGGGAGTCCTCCTGTCCACGGTATACAGGGTGATGATTCACGCTTAATGTGAACTCTCCATGAGCTATTTTTACCATTACATCTCCCCAACAGTCCTCGCAAATCTCTGTCATGTGGTCGATAGAAGGTAGTGAGCCGATGCGGAAATATCTCGATGCATTCCCCATATCTACATGAATATTGAGAAAAGAAAACGCGCTCTGTTTTTTAACAGAATCCCAATTAGGATGGAACTCCATCTCATCTTTGCATATATCGCAATAAGTTTTCTTCATCACTCAACCCCCATTCTCATCGGGTGGTGCGGGGACTTGGCAAATCATTTGAGCAAAATATGAACTTCTCAGGGCTTTGCCATCTTCTGTTTCAAACGCCCAAGTATCTCCTGTGGCAACGGGGACATGCGTAACTTTAGCGTTAAATACAGCAGTACATCGCTCCCAGTAAATATCTACAATGTCGCCCTCTTCAATTGATTTGCTCATTTTCCCTCCCTCTTCCATTTCAGCCATGCGCCGGATATGGCATCGGCTTCGGTTTCGCCCTCGTAGATAATGCCTTCATGCCAAGCGGAGCATTCGGCTCTGTTCCCATGCAACACTTCCAGTTTCGGCATTCCCCATTCAGCCTTCATCTCCTCCCATAGCTCCATAGCGTGAACGATGCTGGTGGAGTAGGGCTTTTTGATTGAACCTGCAAACTGGTCGCACTTACATTTATACGTTTCACAAAGGGTGCAATCATATTCCCTTGTTCCCCAGTAATGCTCACATTCCCCCCGTATCTCCGCTATCTCCCTATCTCGTTCAATCATGTTGTCCTCGCTTGGTTGGTTTTGGTTAGTAAGCGTGATAACGTATGCGCTCCCCACGACAGCATGCAATCAAATCGAGTCGAATAAACTCTGTCGATAGGAGTGTACACGTTAATTGTTATTGTGTCCTGAACGAGCTTTGCTACTTTTTCAGCTTGCATCTCGTTCATGCCCGTTGCTATTAATATACGCTTAACTTTTAACATGTTCTCATCTCCTATGCTTTTAGTTGACCATCCCATTTATTTCACCCCCTTCCTCCTTACACTTTGCCCGGATAAAGTTGCTCCAATTGCTCTATGGAGTCGGCTTGCTTGAGTTTACCTGTATATACCAGCCAGAGGTGAGCCTTACGAGCCTTGTCAATCGTGGGGCAGAAGTCCTTGGGGCATTGTCGGCATAGGTCACCTCCCTGGCATGGGGTCATCCCCATTGATCCGCCATTGCGTCTGCAATACCTTGGAAGGTTTTGCTTCTTGCCCTAGACCTCTCTTTGGCATTCATGCCCCTTATCCCTTCTGTCCACCCTATAGCCTTCCCTTTGCATTTTTTGCCTTGACATATATACATAGGCTTTGGCTTGTCAATTATGGTTGCGCTGTAATCTAATGTCTCTAAATTTTTAAGCCAGAAACATGTTCTCTTTTGATATGACTCCCCGAAATAATATGGGTGTACTATCTGGTCTGGCTTGCGATAAACCGTGTTTGGGTATCCCACAGGATTCTCTACACATATCTTTTCTATATCGGCGTTTATAATGCTCATAAAAAAATCCATCGCAGCGGTTCTCTTCTCTTCTCTACCGGGATTATTCCAATGCCTTGTCGCTGCGTAAGTCAGATATGTACATGGCGGGAATGCTATCATCATGTCCCACCCATCATTGATAATCTCAAGCACATCACCCTGTAAGTGAGGTCCAGGGCTACTCGTAGGAATAATATCGCAGGATACAGCATCGTGACCCCGCTTAATAAAGGCATCCCGAACCGTTCCCGATTCCTCACATGCTATTAATATTCTCATCACCCCCCCAGCTCCTTAATTTCACCCTCCAGGCGCTTGATAGTTGCCCCATCCCCAATCATCACAATATCCGGCTCCCATTCAGGGAAGCTCCCGCCATTAGACCTCTCTGATATTCCCGCTAAATGGTCAATATCTCCCCGTACTCCCCGCATTGACAGGGCCTTATACGCCTTGACCAGCCGCAGTTTCTCGAACTTCCAATCAGATAGCTCCATCTGGCATAGCCCAGGCCATCCCCCTTCTGCGCTACTGACAAGCACCATAAGCACGGGGTCATCGAACTTGACCGAATCGTACGCTCCCACGTCCCGCATGGCTCCCTCAAGCTTCTGAATGGCTATGAGGGCGGTATCTTCGGTACTACCTTGGGCGTGCTCAAGGACCTCAGCAGGAGTAGGCATATTTGTGAACTTGCGGGACTGTAGGGTGATTTTAATGGCTTCCTGCCAATCCTTTGCCTCCAGATGCTTAACCGTCTCGTAATACATGAGGGTAAAGGGCTTACTCGGATTCTTATTGAACATCTCGGTCAGCACAAGGAAACCCTGTTTAAACTCTTGCTCAGTCATTGGGAGTCTCCTTGTATCTTCCTTATGTGTTGGAAGTGCATGTGATATTTATTGTATACCGAGTCTGTTTGTGAGTTTATCTTATGCATTATTCCCCGCGCTAATATAAACCCTTGAACAAAACCAGCGTTGGAAATAGCACGAAGCTCCTGATTACATAGCGGAGCAAATTTAAACCCGTACCAATACGTTCTGGTAATGCCGCCATCACCATTAAACTCAATCCTACCATTATTATAGGAATAGTCTTTCCCGCAATAAACATACCAAGAATAAACGTTCCTTTTTATCCATTTCCTCCAAGCTCTCTTAGTCGGCCTCTTCATCACACCACCCCCTTGTCTAGTATCTCAGTCATCGAATGCCCTCTCAATCATATCTGCCCGTGCTCTGGTTTGAGCGTCCGGGTCGTGTTGTTTATTAGCTGGATTCTTAGACCAGTTAAGTATTGCCCTGTAATGTGACGTATATCCGTAGTTCTTGAGGTCTAACCCTTCGTCGAGGGTCTTTATCCAGTGCTGTGTGCCAGCCTCTCCAAACTTCTTGACCAGCTTCTCATGCTCCTCATCTGTGAGACGTACATGCTTCAATTCCCCATATATATGTTTAGGCTTCTTTGAAGATGTAGAGGCAATAGAAGAAGAAGACAAAGACGGAGAAGAAGATGAAGAAGAAGTGTTGCCTTTTGGTTCGCCTTTGGTTGCAAGCACATTTAAACCACCCTTCGCCTCCAAAGCCTTGTTTCTTCTAGCTTCTCCCGATGCCCTACCACCGCGCTTGCTTTTTTCACGCCATTCTATTTGCTTCTCCCGCTCCTGTAGTAGCCTGTCAGAAACGAGCCTGTCACCCTTCAATGTGAAGCACTCTTTGATAATCTTAGAGCTTCCCTGAAACCACTTATCGCCAAGCCGGGAGAGCCGGGAAAGTTTGTCATCGTCATTCAAGAGGGAACAATCATCGTCACTCCAGGCATGACAGAGAAGGCGCAAATATGCTCCCTGCTCCTCAAGGGTCATTAGATCAACCTTAGTCGAGCCTAGCCAATCGCCCGGATAAAACTGGAATGCTGGTGACTTAGCCATGAATCACCTTAAACTCCACGACCCATACCCACGGGTTCTTTGTCCATCCATATCCTCTGGCCTTATTGATGCTATCCCAGAGCACGGCGAACTCACTCCTGACTCCACCTTGGAGGAGCTTCAGCCCTTCGGCCTCACAGTCTGCCCTGCTGATGTCCTGCACCCGCTCCACGCGGATGTTGGTTATCTCCAGGTTGATGCGGCTGGCTATACGAGGCATGTGTATAGAGGGCGACCACTTCCAATATTTACTCCATCTATCGGCATCATCATCCGTCTTATAGACGTATATCCGCTTGCCTATCTTGATGTGGTCAGGGACGGCTCTCATGAACGTCTCCCGCACCCATAGCCTGTCACCTGACATACCATATGGAGAACCCATACATTTACCTGTTGTTGTATTCCAGATGATTGCATCTTCTGAATTACAAGGCGTACCATCTTTATAATAAACGCCGGGGCCACCCAGTGTAGATGCTTCCCATTCACCGCGAGATTCAGGCAATTTAATAACCCGGCGCGTCTGAGTCTTGCGGCCTTCGAGTATGGCCCTGACCATCGGGCCGCTGAATAATATTGGTCGCTCTTTAACTGTAATCATTCATTCCCCCTGCGTGTTTGGCTTGGTCATATTATCCCTTTATTGCTGATATTTGATAGGGGTTGAGTTCCACAAGTATTTCTACGAGGTCTTCTTGTGCCTTCATAACCTCTCGGATGTCCTTGTATGCTTGCGGGGCTTCGTCTACGTTGCGCTCATCAAAGCGGCATAATAAGCCCCCCATAGCCTTTGTAGCGTCTTCCACGCTAATCCCTGCCTCGAACTTGCGTTTGCCCCGCCTCGTTAATCCTGTGGCCTTTGTGCGGGACATTACACGCCCTGCCCCATGAGAGCAAGAGTTGAAACTGGTCTTATTCCCCTTGCCCTTCACGATGTATGACGGGGTTCCCTGAGAGCCGGGTATTATCCCTGTGGTGTCTTGTGTTGCAAGGGTGGCCCCCTTACGATGGACAACCACGGATTCGCCCCCATGCATTTCAAGGCTTGCATAGTTGTGGTGTATGTTGATTTCCTCAAACTCTGCCTCGCCCACGATCTCAGTTATTGCTATCTTGATTTGTCTGGCTATCTCGGCCCTGTTTGCATAGGCAAAATCAAGGGCGAAGTTCATGGAAATGTCATACTCGATGGCCTCAGAAGTTCCCATATTGAAATATGACAAGTCTTTAAGGGGCGTTTCCCCCGCTTCTTTTGCTAAGGCGTTGTAGTGGTCACATATCTGCTTGCCGATATTCCTTGAACCTGAATGAATCATGTACCATATGTGTCCGTCAGAGCCTTCCTGAAACTCAATGAAATGGTTGCCCCCGCCAAGCGTGCCAAGTTGTTTCCGGGCGTTGTCTATTTCCCTCTTGATAATCGGCATGTCCATAGGGGCGGTTTCAAACCCTTCCCATTCCTTGAAGCCCTCATGCTTGTTAAACCCAACCGGGACAGACTTGCGGATAAGGGCATATATCTGTTTCTGCTCCTCTAACCCAAGCCCAGTTGAAAGTATATTGGTCTTGACCGCAAGCATTCCGCATCCGATGTCCACGCCTACAGCGTTCGGGCAAATGGCATCCTTCATGGCAAGGACACCACCTATCGGCATCCCCATGCCCATGTGGACATCCGGCATTAACGCTAAGTGGTCATACACTGGCATAAATTCAACTATATCTAATGCCTGTGTCATGGCTGAATTTTCGATGTTTACAGCCCATGAATAAATAGGAACCTTCGTGTTAAAAACTTTCATTATGTCACCTCGTCAAAGTCTACAGACTCAGAGTAATAGCCGTTAGAAGTACCGAACCACCGGATAGTAACATAGCCTTTTATGGTGGCAAAGTTATAGAATGTCCAGGTGAAGGAGTCGTCGCTGTCTGGTTTTTTTTATCCCCTCTGGAGTTTCTTCGCTAGAATCCTCAGAGGCTTTTACAATTGGAACCCCTACGAGGTCTTCCAAATTGCCGACAATATCCTCAACAGTGACAGACTCGCAACAATCCTGATAATGATGCATTTTGAATGAGCGTCCGTCATCTGTTGTAAAGATTATTTCATCATCGCCAACACTACCTGTTACTGAAGACAGGATCTTCCCTATTAAATCTTCAACCTTTGCCATAATACCCTCCTTGGTTACAGGTTATTTCCGAAAACAAAAAAAGCCACCCAAGGCGCGGCTAAGCATGACAGTTCGGAAACTATCCCTTGGGCGGCTATCTCTATGTTCGTGAGTTCCATCATGCTTAGCCTGTCTCTAGTATTGCACAGGAGCGTGTCATTGTCAAGTTATTTCCCCCGGCGCGTGATTTCATGGGGTTGGCTCCTTGAAGGTAGCGTCTAAGCATTCTTGAGTTGGTTCATGCCCCATTATTGTGTCTACCCATTTTGTTCTATGAGGGCAGGTTAATGACTTCCCATAGCCGAACCATTGCATACACTTATTACAAGAATCATCCGGCACAGTCGCCATTGATATTATTTCTACTTTCCTCATCCTCAACCTCCCTTGATTTCCGGGTTATTGGGGCATCCCTCGCAAACCCTGTCATGGCAATCGGCACAGTCTACGTGGTAATCCGGGTCATGGTCGGGCTCCGGGGTATCGTCCTTCATCGACCACCAGGCACAGTACAGGACCAGTGTTCCTGCGAATAGGTAGAATATGAATGTCGCCATTATGCAACCTTCACTTTGAGATATGAGATAATATCCCCGACAGTCTTCCATCCCGTGGCGTCATCGTCTGCTATCTCTACCCCGAACTCTTCCTCGAATGTCATGGTGAGTTCAACGAGGTCGAGGCTGTCCATGCCAAGGTCATCTGTAAGGTCAAGCTCATCTGCAAGCGTGTTATGACCATAACTTTCCATGAGGTTCACGCCAAGCTGCTTTACTATGATATTTCTTGCTTCGTCCATCATCTCCCTCTCAGTTCTGCCAGCAATGCCCCTAGCTGGATGCATTCCATGGCGGCATCATATTTGCCTGCCTTGATATTACTGCGGAGCTTGAGCGCGTCAAAGCGTTCTTGCCCCATCCATTTCTCTATCAGGAAGTCGCGGAAGTTCTCCGGGTTCCCGTGGGCCTGGAACTTGTGGCATCCGCTACAGAGCAATATCCCGTTCTCCATAGAGTGTCGGACCTGCTTACTGGCCCGTGTGATAATGTGGTGGGCTTGGACTACTACGAGCTTGCCGCTATTGAGCACATCCCTATTCACCTTCCCGCAATATTGGCATGTCCATTTATCGCGCTTGCGTATACAGTCCCGCCATAGGTCATCGGCTGCTAGCTCCTGCGCTCTCCGGGCGGACTTGGATATGCTTCGGAGGCTGGTGGTGCTCTTGAGGCGCTTCTTGCCCCGCTTCATGTGCTTGCGGCGCTTTGGCATGGGGGAGCGTTTCACTGGGGCTCGACCTCATAGAACCCGCCAGTGGTTGTAATCGTTCCGCCGTCCTTAAGGTGTTCAACTGTTGTTCTCGCCTCGTACTTTTTACCGTTATACCACATGACGGCCCCGCCTTTCTCCATATCAACATTCACAGTCAGAGGCTTATCTAAGTAGGTGACGGATGTTTCGACAATGTTCCCCGTTTCCTGCTCCTTCGTCATGTCGGAATTTACCCGCATGAGATTCCATATCACGAGCAGGAACAGCATAGCCATTATCAGCAGGAGTTTTTTCATTTCAAATACACCCGTATGGATTCCCAATCATCGTTGGTCATCTCGATTTTGTCCCCGTTATATTTGGTTATTACAATCCTTTCGACTGTGAAGAAGGTGGTGGGGTTGGTGAGGGTCAAATCAGTTCTCATAGTATCCCTAAAAGGCTTCCTTACGGGTTCGGTCACAACAACATCTTTAAGGAAATCTTCCTCTGCATGGATTACAGAAGGCCCAAGGGTCACGCAATATTGACCTGCTGGTATGAGTAAGGCAATAAACATCCCCAGAATGAGTGAACCTACGATTGTACCAACTGTAGTATATTTCATTCGACACCCTCCTTCGGTATCTTCTTGAGCGTGAGTTTATACAGGCCCGGACGGAAGCCCTCGCTAAGCTCATCCGCCAGTAGATCGAACCTGAACTTGCCCGATGGCTTCCCCTTAATAAATGTGGGCTGGACATTAACCTCTGGCACGGTATATGTGGTGCGTTTGGACACTATTTCGCCAAGTTCTGGCTGAGTTCATCGGCTTCGGGGTCTATCTGCCCCGGCCCCGTATCCGGCTCGCTCTCCACGCCCTCCAGCACGGGTTGCTCGCCCATTATCCCGGCTTCCGCATCGAATGCGTCCTGATTAGCGTCTTCCTCGCTCTTTTCTGCCCCCTCTAGCACGACCAGCGGCTCACCAGCGCCACTTTCCGGGCTTTCCGCGTCCATGGTAAGCTCTTGGGTGTCCAGCGCGGTGCTGATGGCCTCAAGTGCTCTCCGGGCAAGGTATAACTCGTTCTGGGGTGAGAGCATGTCCGGGCCGATAGCGGATATTACGACCTCCTTCCCGTACATGGTGGCAAGTTCGCCTATAAGGGCCGAGCCGTCCTTTGCGGGAATGTCTACTGTAATTGTGATACCGCCCTCCTTGAGAGGGTGAAACCGTAGGATACCTTTAACCACTGGGGGCCTCCTTGGTTATCTTATGTATATCTTCCTTGCACACGCCCAAGTATGCCAGTTTAAGCTCATGGGCCGCGAGAGCTTCTATGCGCTTGCTTATTACTAGCTCAAGCACAAGGTCTTTAAAGGAATCCATGCTATCTCCCCATCCTTCTATTTCATCATAGTCTCTATGATGATTGTGTTCAGCCTTATAGCAAAGGCGCAGGTCTGATTCAGAAGACAAGAATCTCCTTAATGCTTCCAAGGATTTATGTATCTTTTTCGCCTCATTTACAACCTCTCTTATTCGCTCAACATTCTCCATCTTAATTCCTGGCCCTTGAGCTTTTAGTGCGGAAACTTCTTCCCTTAATACATCAACCTGGGCTTGGTCTTCCTTCTTCATCTCTACCCTCCTACCTGCAACTCCTTGAATGTTTTATCCCAGTGCCGGGACACGCCCAGCGCGAGCTCCTTTTTACTTGGCTCCCTCCTTGGATACGAGGGGTATGTGGTATCGCCGCATATGATGCACGTATCGCTCTCTATGCCGAACTGGATGTCCGGGTACGTTCTCCCCCCGCAGCGTTTGCACATGTTATACCTTCGCTATGATATTAATATCCACATGTTGAGCATCCCGAGCATAAAGCCTATGGTGTAGAAAATAGCGGGTTGCTTTATTATCCCCCGCACCTCTAGGTTATAGCCGAGGATGCCCCCGCCAACAACGACAAGAATAACTAAAATCAAACGCTCTGTCATCACATCCTCCTTGTGTGTGCGGCGGGAGGCAACTTTGGGGGAAGCCCCCCGCCTGTCAAATGTTTGCCACATGGTGCCAACACTACTTCATACGTTATCGCCCTCCCTCCCTGTTATCTCCTTCAACTTATCCAGTGATACATACTCTATATCTTCCCTGCCCTCCTCAAGGGCGGCAATGGAAATCATGGCTACTAGTTCGGGCAAGTGGGTTTACCGTAAGGGGTGGCCCCGGCTGTATGGAGACAACCGGGGCCTGGGGAGGTGCTACGAGCGGATGGGGCCGCCCGCAACACTATGGGAACGAGTTTCACAGTCGGGCATCCTCGTTTAGATCGGTGGCTACGACCTTGCCCTTGGTAACTTGCTCGATTTTGAGGGCCAGGAACTTGGAATACTTGCGCGTGCCGTTGAGGATGTGGTGTACCTGTCCCTTTGTTACGCCGAGCTTGAGGGCCATTGTTACCGCCGTCTCGCCCTTCTCATCCATCCAATCTTTTAATGTCATGCTCATATTGAAATGATACACAAGACATGCCGCCCTGTCAAGAGGTTATTTTTCTCGCGCATCCTTTATATAAGGCGCCGACCCCGCAAGCCCACGCCCACGCTGGATTGGCATGGTTATTGTCGCGCTGATTTAATCGGCCTGAGATTTCACTTGCAATTTTATTTATTCACCTGTATACTTAAATCTGACAGTGAGGAATAAACCTCATTATCTATAAGGAGAGTGATTATGAAAGACCTCGTAGAACAAAACCTAGACCCCCCGGAAGAAGACGGCATACCCTGCACAGAGTGCGAGACGGAGTTGCACCCGCTCGATCTCAACGAGTCTGGCATGTGTGGGATATGCCAAGCCAAGGAGGATGCGGATATTAAGAAGGCGGAGGAGGAGAGCATGAGCAAGCATAATGAGTCGTGGAAAGTTAAACCACATCCCAAGCTGAGATTATGGGAGATATGGCAGGGACTTACTAAGATAGCCGAATGCGACAACGAGGCTATAGCTAAAATGATTGCTTTTGATTTTAATAACCACACGCCTATGAGCAATGAAGAATTAGGCCAATTGGAGGAATTGCGTGATACCATTGCTCCGATAGTGGACGCCCTTGAAAGAGAGTCGTCCCAAAACACCGTGCTCAAAGCCGCCCTAGCCGATACCGTGGCGTTCGTGCGCTCTGTCATTCCATTGCTGGAGTTAGACAAGCGGTTGGCTGAGACAGTGGCAAGGGCAAAGCGTATAGTTGCTGAATATGAGGAGGGGTGATGGGCGCATATACTAAAAAAGAAGTGTGGGGCAAAATAATTGATGATTGGGGCGAGTGCTTGGGGGCTGGTCATTATTGGGGATTATTTTGGGGAACGCATATATTCCCGATAAACCCAAGCCTTGTGTTTTCGGGGTTAGCTATGATTTTCACTTGCCTTGTGTTTGGAATTTCCGATACGGACGGAACCCCGGCAAACATAGGCATATTCATGCTTTATGATGTGCTTTGTTTTTTCGGGTTTGCGTTCTTGTTCGCTTATTATGATAACAACTATTTGTTTCCTTTAAAGGAGGGGCAATGATACAAACAATAATCTCAACATATGGAAGCAAGTTAAAGTTCTGGCTCAAGGATGTTTTTCAGTCAGAGCATGAGTGTAGATTCCGCAAGAGGGATGTAATGAACTTCAAAATAAATCCCAAGTGCGTTAAATGCGGCAAACCAATGGAGGAGGCTTAACATGGAATCCGACAAGGAAGATACCAGACCGGAGATAACAGGCTATCCCGACTGGGAGCCGGAGTATATGAGGGTTCGGAAGGAACTCGAAGCCCAGCTTGCGGAGGCGGTGGGGTTGTTGGAGGATGCGCATACAATGCTTACCAGGGCTATTACGATAGATAATTTACCGGAAGACATACAGGCTTGCCTAACCAAGCATAGCCAGAAGGGAGGGTGATGTGAGACTAGACAAATTTGCATTAGCTTTTAGTATATTTGCTTTACTCGTAGCAATCGGAATGAACATATACATTTATTCCGTTAATGAAAAAATGGAGGCCGGGCTGGAAGAGTTCTATTCCATCAAGGCAACGCAGATGCAACAAGAATCGCACATGGTAGGTAGCACAAAGTTTACAGGCATCACAAAAGATTGCCTTGCTAAGCTTAACGAATACGGGAGAGCGTTTGTGATGGACAAGCATAATCTCAAAATCAGGATAGCCAATCTGGAGAAGTATGGCAAGGACACCTCGCAAGAAACATTTGCACTTGCTCAAATGGAGAACTGCCAATGATGTTTGAACGCGCCATACTAGAAGGCTCCTTCGCCCTCCTGATAGTCATGCTCGCCTATGGGGGAGTGTTGGTTGTCGCGGGCGTTGGGGAGTGGTGGGAGAGGGTTGATAACGTAACTAAGGAGGAGGACAGATGAGTGATAGCGATAGTAAGGCAGCGATGTATAAAGCATTCGCGGCGGCTCAAGCTGAGTTCGTCACAGTTAAGCAGACAGCAGTAAATCCATTCTTCAAGAGCAAGTATGCGGAACTCTCTGCATATGTAGAGATGGTTAAGCCAGTACTCAAGAAGCACGGGTTTTCATTCTCTCAGCCCACTAAGAGCGATGAGGGCGGTGTCAGCGTCAAGACCGTCTTGTACCATGAAAGCGGGGAGTTGATCGAATCCGAGTGGCTTACCCTCAAGCCGGACAAGAACACGCCACAAGGGGCCGGGAGTGCTATCACATATGCCCGGCGCTATTCTCTGACATCCTTCCTTGGGCTGGTATCTGAGGGTGAAGATGACGATGGCAACGCCGCCAGTGCTGGCAAGAAGGATTCAGGTAAGAAGGCAGGGGCCGCTGAGAAGGGCGCCACGGGCAAGAAGGAGGAACCAGAGCCCGCCGACACGGGCAAGTCAGACAAGCTCTCTATTGAGGACAGTCTAACCCTGTCGGACCAGCTTGTGATACGCATGGACGAGCTTCTACAGGGCGGCGAGAATGCGTTTGCCCTCAAGAACTGGTGGGCGAAGCATACGCCGGAGATCGGCACGCTCCTGGGGGCTGACAAGAAGCGCGTGGAGGCCAAGAAGAACGCGGTCAAGAAGCTGATGGAAGACGCGCCTACGCCCGAAGAAACCAGCGACATCGAACCGTTTTAAGGAGGACGACATGGAAGCTGAGAAATGTCCTGAGACAGGCTGCATGGAAAATAAGGACGGTGATTGCACGGCAAGGAATATCGCGGCTATGCATGTCGCTGGATGTCCTTATATGGAGGGCGCATGAAGACAACCAACAAGCACAACATAGCCGATGTATTCTTCCGCGCTCTGACGCATGACGACTACACGCGGGGCGATGCCAAGTATTCCAACACGAACCTGATAGCTCCCGCCAAGTCCATCATTCTCAAGAGGGCGCATGCAAAGGAGCTTACATGTGATGTGACGGAACTGTTCGCCCGGTGGCGCGGAACGTGCATACATGACAACCTCGAACGCTTCGCCAAGCCAAACTCGATAGCAGAGGAGCGCCTGGAGGCGGAAGTGGACGGGGTGAAACTCAGCACAAAGCCGGACCACTATGACGGCGACACATGCATCCTTGACGATTACAAGACAACAAGCGTGTGGTCCTTCATGCTCGGCCTCAAGCAAGAGTGGGTGCAACAGCTTAACATCGGCGCGTGGTTCCTGAGACAGTATGGCTTTGAGGTCAAGGGTTTGAAGATACAGGCCGCGCTGTGGGATTGGAACCGCAACGAAATGATGCGGAATGAGGACTACCCGAAAACGCCCCTGCACTCCTTGGAGGTTCCGCTGTGGTCAGAGGACAAGCAACTGGAGTTTATCAGGGAGCGGCTGGCGATCTTGGAAGAATGCGAAGCTGAGTTCATAGCGTCCGGCATTATCTCCCGCCAGTGTACTCCAGAGGAGCGTTGGGAAACGGCTACCAAGTTCGCGGTTATGAAGGGAGCGAACAAGCGTGCCACAAAGCTATGCGATAGTACGGGACAGGCTGCCGCCTACATAAAAGGGCATAAGGACGGGGGCAAGATGAGCGTGGTTGAGCGTCCGGGGGAGGCGAAGCGTTGCTCGTTAGGGTATTGCGATGCCAGCCCGTGGTGCCAGCAATGGAAATCGGAAAGTGTGTTACAATAAAAGCGTGACAGTGATGCTAGAATCTAACGTACATATGAACGGCCCCGTAGGGAGACTTGCAAGCCCACCCGCTAGCATTTCTGTCACAACCCTGCGGGGCTCTTCATGTGGATGGGGGTTGATATGAGATTTATTAGAGAGCATTGGACGTGCACAGTGGAAGGTTGCGAGAGGGAACATCAAGCAAAAGGATTGTGCATGACGCATTACAGCCGAATGCGGAGGAATGGCACTCTTGTGAGAAAAGATGACATAGTGCGCGGGTTCCATGAAAAATATACCATAGACCCTGACACTGGTTGCTGGATGTGGGATGGCTACTTAAATGATAAAGGATACGGAAGGACCTCTGTAGAATATGAATCAATTCTAGCTCATCGCTTATCATGGAAATTACACTACGGTCCAATCCCAAGGGGCATGAATGTTTGCCATCACTGCGACACCCCCGCATGTGTCAATCCAGAACATTTGTTTGTAGGAACACAAGCGGACAACGTAAGGGATGCAGTAAAAAAGGGACGCATGAATCATAAGGCTATGTCGGAAAAGGCGCGCCTCATGAGAACACTACAGGATAAGGAGGGATAATTATGAATATGGGATGGGAATGTCCAAGGTGCGGGTATGTTTATGCTTCATGGGTGTCTGGATGCAGTAATTGCAATCGACCTGAACATGAAAAAACTCAGACAACAAGTAGCGCAGGGCTCCCGTTGCAATGTTGCATGTGCCCTAACCCTAACTTCACCACTGGCGGTATTTGTGGAACATGCGGCAAAAGTACAGCAGGAAGGGGATAACCCCATGACCGCCCCCAAAACCCAGCTAGACGCATTCAAGGACATCAAGCCCTCCCTGCCCCGCAAGCGACAGGAGGTCTACAGCGTCATAGCAAGCCGCTCTGAGGGCATGGCACTGTTTGAGGTAGCCAAGGCATTGAGGTGGCCCGTTCATTGCGTGTCGGGGCGGATAACGGAACTCAGCGAGGCCGGGTATATAGAGGATTCCGGCAAGCGTAGGGATAACCCGGATAGTGGTAAGGCCGCTATCGTTTGGAGGAGGAGGTAGTATATGGGCTGTGATATACACACATACTTTGAAATCAAACTGAGTGGTAAATGGCATCTGTATTCACAGGGTAGATTTAGTCGGAACTATCAGTTGTTCGGCATGATGGCAGGAGTGAGGTGTCCCGAAAAGGTATTATTTGCGGCTAAAGGGATGCCAGATGACGCAAGCACAGTTACTAACTTTGCTTGTAATGATTATGGTTCGGACGGACATTCTCATTCATGGCTCAGTAAAAACGAAATGGCGGCGATAAGGCTTGTGCATGGTGCTATGTCTGAGAACCCGCATGAAGCATACCGCCAATGGAGCGATGCCTGTGGTTGCTACTGGTTCGATGAGGGTGAAGAATTCCCCAAGGCCATTGAAGATGTCCGGCTGGCATTCTGGTTCGATAACTAAAGGAGGGTGCATGAACTTTAACAAGGTGATACTTGTAGGACATTTGTGCGATGCGCCACAGCTTTCCTATACGACACAAGGGGCCGCTGTCTGCAATTTCAGGCTTGCGGTCAATACCAAGTACCGCGTGGGGGAAGACCTCAAGGAGGACGTGCTCTTCGTGGATATAACCGTCTGGGGTAAGCAGGGGGAGTCATGCAGCCAATATCTCAACAAGGGTAGCCAGGTGCTGGTTGAGGGGCGGCTGAAAATGGAGTCTTGGGAGAAGGATGGCGAGAAGCGGAGTAAGATCGTGATAACCGCCAGCAATGTAAAGTTCATGGGGAAACGTGATGATGGTGCAAGCGGTGATAACCAGGGCGTTGAGCCCTTTTAAGGAGGATACATGAAACAGGATAGAAAGTTGCCGGAAGTAGCTTGGGATGGTGGAGAACTTACCAAGGAACATGCGTTGTTCCTGACGTGGCAGTTGTGGGAGTGGTTGAAGGGGGGAAAGGGAAAACTCTCTTGGCCTGGATGGGCAATGATGGGCGGGAAAGTATCAGACACAAAAGCTCAGTGCCCGTGTTGCCAGTATGTAAAAAGTGCAGGGTTGGATGAATCATTACATCGTTGTGCCAAGGGATGCCCTTTGGGTCATCTGTGGCCCGATGGATGCGAACATAGTTCGGCTGCATTCAAACTTTGGGAGCGTTCCGAACACTCCATTGACCGCGCCTTCTACGCAAAGCAGATAGCGGAGGCCGCTGAAAAGGGATACTGGGCCGAGCGGGACAAGAGGGAAGCGGAGGAGAAGAAGGCTTACGAGCCGAGGGTGGGGGATGACGTAAAGCTAAATAGAGATGGCTTCCAAGGGGGGCACGGATATAAAGTAACCTGGAGACGCGATATGAGCAAAACAGTAATGATTCAATACAAGACTGACCTTCCATTTGGGGTTGAAGCGAATGAACTCACCCTCATCTCCCGCCCTGAGATAGAGGAGCATGTGTTTGAGGGGGTGAGCATATGGCTCACGGAAGGCAACGACGGCAAGACATGGTATTCACCAACTAATAAAGAGTTCAATGCCGATGGATTCAGAACCATGTTGAAACATCTACACTGTAGCGGAAAATACACAATGATACTCCGAAGGGAAACGGGCAAGAAGTAATAACACTGGGGGCCGGGGGTTTTTACACCTCCAGCCCCCACACAAGGAGGATATTGTGGTCACGGCGCTTTCACGCCAAGGGCCACCATGGGAGAGTCTACGGTACAGCGGCGGCGGAAATCATAGTAGCACCGACAGCGTTCGCCACTATTATCTTCAGCCCGGCGGTTACGGGTGTATTCTTGGAGCCGAATGTTCCGGCCCTGGTGGTCGAACCCTTCAATGTTATATTCTCGAATCCGTCAACGGGATCGCCCGCCGTGTTGGTATAGTAGTAGGTTCCCCCGTCTATGGGAACGCTTATTTTCAAGCCGATGAATACGCCCACGGTAGCGATCAACGTGGTCGTGCCATTCGTAAACGTCTTGCCGCCATTGTTCATGAAGTCAATATTGCCATCTAAGTCTTTGAACTGTACGATTCGTAGCGTTGCCATGCTAGTCCCCTCCCATCACACTCGGCGGCTGCATACGGACCGAGCCGTATTGTATCTTGCCATCATGCATATTAAACAGCCCCCGTGATATGCGGTTATGGATGCCGATGCATACCAGCCCGAATCCCATCATACCAAGCCCCGTACCGACATCGTATAGAATGGCATCGTAGAGGCCGCCGATGTAAACGCACCCGGCCATGATGAGCGTTGTTCCGCCTACTTTGGTTTTCTTACCTTCAAACATATACCCTCCTTAGAATGATCCAAGTGTTCCTCCCATTAGTGTATCGTCAGCTGCGCCGCCGCCTGTAAGATTTGGGCCTTCACCGGGCCAGAATTGGACTTGCTCTAGTCCATCTGAACCATGAGTCATTCTCAAATCAACCGAATTTGTACCATCGGTTATTTCTATGGGATTAGCTAACAAGAAGACGTTTAACGCTTCTATGTCATCAAATAACCCAGACCAGCCAGCATTGTTTATATTGTAAGAGGCTTTTAACGTACCACTCCCAGCGATACTTGTCCTGAAATCTCCAAGGCCGTTCACAATGAACCCAACAGGCAGAGCCACCACCCCCATAGTAGATACAGGACTTGTGGTAAGGAAGGGAGTCACATCTTGCGAAGACTTCCATCTCACTAAATCCCAGTATGAAACCCCTTGAACACCTGGCCCGGTGATAGAGCCGAAAATAATCCTGTTTGCCGCAGTTCCGGCGGGGGCATTGTTTGTTACCAGGACTTCCCATGTCTGTGTAAAATCGTTGAATATCCAAAGGGTTAGAAGGTCGTTATTTATAAAGCCAAATATCTCCCCCCATGCTATCTGGTTTTTCGTTGATATAGTTGTTGTTCCGGCCCCTTTGATAATTATTCCAGAAGCATTAAAGTTTATAGTCCAGTTGCTTACTCCATCATCAATGTGAATTGCTACTCCATCTAACCCGCTTGAGAATTTAGCCAAGGCCCTAAAATGTAAAGTGAGGCCGGTCGTAAAATTTTCGTTCCAGTTAGGATTGTTCAATGCCGCAAAATCCCCCGCCCCGGCTAAATCATTAACGTAAATCAGACGGCTTTCAACAACAGACATGGAACCGGTGATAGCCCACGGGGCCGGGGGGGTAACAGTACCATCAAGGCTGTTTCCATCCCACCCACCGGAGCCAGTAGCAAGACGGATTGCTCCGTCTACAGCCTCAATTCCAGCAGCGAGACTATCCCAATCAGCCGCTTTCTTTAATAAGTTCTCTCCAGCCATATTTACCTGTTGTTCGGCGGAAGAAGTTTAGTCACTTCCACCACTAG